TTGAAAAAGAATATTTTAGACCATTGTATGGATTTATTAAATGAAGTATCTTTACGTTAATCATAATAATTATGTTGTTCAGGTTCCAAATCAATCAGGTAGAACAGTTGTATTTGCAAAAGGTCAAAAAATAATACTAGATGAATATTTTAAGAGGTATGTTCCAAAATATTTATCAGTAATTAGGACAATTGATGAAAAGAAAGAAATAAAAAATATTGAGGTTGCAAGAAATGTTGTTGTAGTTAACAATATTAATAAATCTAGTGTATTTAAACCAATCGCTGCAGTTAGTCATAATAATAGAATAATTAATAAAAATATTTTATCAAACAGGAATGTATCAAAAAAATTAGTTGGTAAAGTTGGTTGTTTAGGTGCTAGAGCTACTGAATTTTCTGTTTCTAAAATTAAAGAAGACATAATTCCAATTTCTAATAATATAGGTGTTGGAATACTTAGTTATAATCGTTTAAAATCGTTAGCAGGCTTAATAACTTCAATTAGAAAATTTACTGATTTAACTAGAACAACGATATTTGTTAGTGATGAAAGTACTGATCTTAAAGTTTGGGAATGGTTAAAAGACCAACATGATATAATTTCATTTAATAATCCAAGAATTGGAATAGCCGGGAATACAAACAGGTTGTTAAGGTGTCTAGAAAGATTTAAATATAAATTAATATTAAACGATGATATTGAAGTATTAGCTAACGGCTGGGATAATTTTTATTTTGACAAAATGGTTACAACTAATTTTAAGCATTTTTGTTATAGACAAGCAGGAGTTTATGGTGCAATAAGGCCGCAGCCTAATAATAATGGCATAATAACAGTGCATGAAAAGCCACATGGTGCTGTTTTAGCCATACATGATGATGCATTTAAAAAAGTTGGATTCATGGATGAGTCTTTTGGAATTTATGGTTGCGAACATGTTGATTATAGTGATAGAATTTCACGGTCTGGTCTTGTTCCAACTGGTTATCATGATTTTGTTGGGTCAGAAAAATATTTTAAGATTTATGATGATAAAACATCTGATGAGCAAAAATCAAGTCATTTTGCTAAAGCAAGAGAGGTTTATAATAATACAAAGAATGATAAATCAAGAATTTACGTAGGAACATCAAGTAAAACTGAACTTCCATCAATATCTTATATTATTCCATTTAGAGATATTGGGAGAGCGGAATGTATTGAAACAGTAATTCAAAATGTAAGAGCGCAAAGATTCCCAGTGATTCAGATTATTTTAATAGAACAAGATGATAAAGAAGTAATGGGTAAAAACAAACTTTTTTGTATTGATTATGTATTATCAAAAAATCAAAAATTAAATTTACCATTTAATAAATCACAGGCATTTAATGATGGCGTTTGTGTAGCTAGGCATGATAAATTAATTCTTCATGATGCTGATATGTTAGTGCGTGGTGATTATACTGTTACTATGAATAAACTGCTTAATCAGCATGAGTCAGTTCACATTGGTTCAACCGTTTGTTATATGACAAAAGAATCGACTGATAAAATTATTTCTTTATATAAAATAGATGAAAATAATGTTAAATCGGACAGAATAGTTGACTATTATGAAGGTGGATCGTTTGGTATTAAGAAAGATACATATATTAAAATTGGTGGATTTTGTGAATTATATATAGGATATGGCGTAGAAGATTGTGATTTCTTTTGGAAAATGAAAAGTGTAACAAAAATGTTTAATGAAAGATCAATAAATTTGTTTCACTTATGGCATAATAGAACAGATGGATGGCAGACATATCATAATAAAAATAAATTAATTGGCACTAATAGGGTTTCAAGGGGAATCGGCATGATTGTAGCTGAAGATTCATTGGCATTAATAAATAAGTTTAAATTGAAAACAAAATGAAGATTTTAGTTAAATTTTGTTTTTGTTTTTGTTAAAGATTCTTCTAATTGACTATTATTGATAGCTTTTGATATAGATATCATTCTATCAAAATATGTATGTTTAGATAGAATGATATTTCTTTCTTTAATTTTCATTTTTTCTCTTTCTGAGTGATTGTTTATATAATGTTTAATCATTTCGAACCATTCGTTTGTGTTATTTGCCATTGGAATATTATCGCCAAACATGTCTTTTATTGCTGGACTTGGGGTATGTATTGTGAATCCGCCACTAGCAGGAATTTTAAACACTCTTTCAGGAATATCGATTGGAGATGTAACGCTATGACTTTCAGAAATACTTGGACAAATTTTTGCTGAAGAAAACAATTTTGGTAAATCATTGTCATTTATTTTCTTATTGTTTTTCCAAGTATTTCCCCATCCATATATTCGACAATTATATTTATTAAATAATGGTAATAAATATTTATCCATCATTTTTGCTTTATATGGCCAATATCCACCAACCCATCCTATATCACAATTATATTCATTGATTACATTTGTTGGTTGATAAATAGTTGTATCGGCAGCTGCTGGTAATCCAATAACTTTTATTCCATTTTTTTTGTAATTTGTAAAATAATCATCAGTAAATGTATCAGAACAATAACAATACACAAAATTAGGTTTTTGATTGATTGTCCATGATACTGCTTCTTGTGGTTCATCAATGATTGGTCCGTTATCAACACTTCCAATTTTTTTATTTCCCCATGGGTTAACATGTATTCCAATAATTGTTTTTTTACGATTGGTAATTGTTGGTATTTGTTGCCTATGGCCAGAAGCACCACAATACATATCTGGATCAAAATTATTCCATGAGTTTAGTGTTCCATCCCAACGTTGTACTATATGACCAGATACAATTAATGCATTTATTAATCCTTGTGTTATATATTGAAAAGCTCCCAGTCCATTTGGATTATTAACAAATAAAATACGCATATTTTATCCTTTATGAAAACTTATTTACTAAATTCAAGATATTCATATTTAATTAAAAAACCTTTATGTAAAAATTGTGGTAGTACAAATGAAAAGGAATTTGAACATAATAGAAAAAATATATGTCATAAATGTAGAAAAGAAATTAAAAGAATTGAAGGAAAAAAAGCATATAAAGATCCAATTAAAAGAAAATTTCGATTAATAGCAATATCACAATATAGACAAAATACCATTGAAAATTTTTTGAGATCTGCACTTAATGGGATAAAAACAAGGCACCGTGAACGAAATAGAAATAATATTAATTGTAATATAACCTTGAATGATTTATTGAATTTATGGTATGATCAAGATGGTAAATGCAGTGTTACTGGTATTAAAATGATCCATTGTTTTAAAAATTTAAATTCTGTATCAGTTGACAGAATTGACAATTTAAGTGGATATATATTGTCTAATATAAGATTAGTATGTAAATGGATAAACACTGGTAGACTTAATAATAATATAAACGATTTTAATGAAATATTATTAAATTATGCAAATAATTTGACTGATAAAAATGAATATAATAAAGATGATATTAGGTCATATTTTAGACGTATACTGAGGCATAATGTTAGATCTAGATGTTCTGCAAGTAAATTAAAAAGTCATGTGAAAAATTATAATCTAACTTTAGATTTTTTATGTGATATGTTTTATAAACAAAATGGAAAATGCATTTTTACAAATCAACAAATGTTAATTGAACAAGATAAATTAAATTCATGTAGTGTTGATAGAATTGATAATTCTTATGGCTATATGAAAGACAATGTTCATTTAGTTTGTTCTTGGACTAATACGGCTAGAGGGCCACATACTATTGATGAATTTAAAAATGTATTAAATAAATATAAATACAATATTTTAAATAAAAAATTTTAACCACCAATTCTTTGCATGACACTTTCTCTGCACGTGGAATGAGCAGCTTTTAATAATCTTGTCGCGGTCATATCGTCTGGAAAATAACTTATAATTGATTTACCTTTTATCATAAATACACCAGCATATTCAATTATTTTATGCCTTTTAATAAGCATGGACATTTCTTTTGTAAATTTATTTATAGATTGTTTATCATTGTCTGATAAAATTTTTGTTTGATTAGTTTTTGGGGTGATTTTTTGGTTTTTGTTGTTCATTGTATTTTATATACTGTGGACAAATTTGTTTTAAAAGTCGCACTTGAATATAAAAATTCAATTAATAATTGTGGTGGCCATTTTAGTTTTCCAAAAGCCGATAGTATAGTTAATACTTATCCATATAGGACATTTAATGCTTTTGTTAATAAGTGTAAGTCAGATCATTTAGAAAATGACCAAATATTGGAAATGGTTCGTATAATTGTTAAATATATGTATAAGCACAGATTGATGAAAAAAGGAGTTGGAATATTGTCGAGTATCGATATTATTAGCATCTGTGTTAATGAATTAAAAAGTCACATAAACAAATCTAACGATATTATAAAATTAATGATTGAGTCTAATAATTTTTTAAATAAACAATCTGATAAAATGAAGTTTTTATCAAAAAAGGTTAATAAAAATGGGCTTTCCAATTTAACATTTTTAAGATGTAAAGGGATATTGCCAGATATTTTTATTTGCTGTTCTAAATCTTGTATGAATGCTTATTTAAAATTAGATATGAGCGACAGATCAATGATGTTAGATCCAAGAAGTTATTTAATATTAAAAATGAGGATTATTAATATTGTAGGTATTGATGATATAAAAAAGATAATGGGTAATGATTCTAATGTATAAATTTAATAAAAATAAATATCTGGTTGCGAGACTTCAAAATTCTGGGTTTGTAAAGCCAACACCAGATCAAATTGAAAGTTGGATAACAAGAAATTTTGAATATAAAATTGGTAATGAAGATCAAATTAGAATTTGTAATCCTGATGGTGACACAGAATATAGGTTGTGGATCTCAAGATCAAATGCTGCAGTACATGATTTTAGACCAAACCATCAACAATTTGATGGGTCATTTTTAAAATTTGTTTCTAAGTATAAAAATCTAACTTTTAGTGAGGCGGTAAAAGAAGTGTGTGGTAGTTCTCCTGTTATATCAAGGTATATGGATTTAAAAGAGAAAAACGAAATACAAAATGATGATCCAATTAAAATGCCGGATGGATCAATATTATTAAAAAATTGTACTGGTAAAGCTAGAGATATGTGTATGAATTATTTAACTAAAGTGCGTGGATTTTCAGAAGATATTATATTTAAAACTAAAATTCATATTTGTGGAACGAGTATGATTATTCCATATTATCAATATGATATGTTAGTTTTTTGGCAAATGAGATCATTAATATCTAAAAATTTTAAGTTTCCGGATGAAATCTTAACTAATAAAAAAGCTGGTGATTTCATTTATGGTTTTGATGATATAGAACCATGTACTGAAATTATTGTTGTAGAATCTATATTTAATAATCTTAGTGTTGGGATTAATTGTGTTGCAACTGGCGGGGCATCATTAAAAGATGGGCAATTAAAATTGTTAAAATCATTAAATCCAAAAACTATTATTCTTGCTCCAGATCGCGATGAAGCTGGCATTAAATCTATTCAAAAGGATTTTTTTCATTTGAATAAAATGAGAACTGGAGATTTATTTAAAAATATATATTACGCAGTACCTCCAATAGAAGTTGCAAAAGCTGGCAAAAAAGATTGGAATGATATGTTATTAATGGGATATGATATTTATAAGTTTATACAAGAAAATAAAAAAGTTGTTAATTCTAAGTTATTATTTGAAGGTATTAAGATTTAGATGGAACTGGTGCTTGATATAGAATATTAATTCTGCTTAAATATATTTCTCTATAACCTTTTTTATAGGCTATTGGGGTGTTTTCTCGCAGCCATTTTACTTTATTTTGAAGATTATAATTATATAATTTATTCATATTATTTCTAATAATAGCTGCTTCATGTTCATTAACAGCGCTATCTAGTATGCATATTAATTTTTGGTTAAATTCACCAATTTTTATTACTACTAATTCTTTTTTTCCAGTTCCAAATTCATATTTTATTTGCATTAATTTCATATCATATTTATTTTTGATAATTCTTTTAGATAAATATAAGTATTTTATACCTGAATATTATTTATGGGCAAATATAAAATATGACTGAAAAAATAGAAATCATTTGTGAAAATTGCGGAAAAAAAAGATTAATAACAAAAAAATCTTTTTTAAGAAACAAACGTGATGGTATTAAAAAATGTGTGCATTGTTATAATGATGAAAATTATAAGAGCATGATGTCAATAAAATCAAATAAAGCTTGGTTATCAGAAGATTTAAAAAATAAAGTAAGAAATATTTCAAAAAATTGGGCATATAATAATAGAAAAATTATATCAGAAAAAATGAAAGAAATTTGGAATGATGATGATTACAAATTAAATCAGATAATAAAACAAAAAATAACTCATCCAAAAATTATTAAAATATTAAAATATAAAAAATCTATTGATGAGTTAAAAAACGAAGCATCAAAGAAAACTAGTGAAATATGGAAAAATAAAAATTATATCAATAAACAAATTGAAATACATAAACATCAAAAAGTTGATAATGATTTTAAAAGAAAAATATCGGAATCATTAAAAATAAAATGGAATGATGAAGACTATAGAAATAAAATGAAAATAATGTTTTCTGAAAGATTAAAAAAATTATGGAAAAACGATGAATATAGAATAAAAGCTATAAAAGCGATTGAATCAAGTAAAGGTAAAGTTTCTAGTATTGAAATTGTTTTAAGTTCTATTTTAGATGATTTAAAAATTAAATATGAATTTCAAAAATCAATCGGGTTTTTCATATTTGATTTTTTATTACCAGATTATAATATATTAATTGAGTGTAATGGTGATTATTGGCATTCGTTACCGAAAGCTATTAATAATGATAAAGCTAAATCATCATATATTACAAATAATTTTTCAGAATATAAACTACATTATATATGGGAACATGAATTTAAATGTAAGGATAAAGTTGTTGAATTAATTAAATATTGGACAGGAACCAAATTTGATATGATTGATTTTGATTTTAAAGATTTGATTATAAAAATTACTGAATTAAAAGATGCTAGATTATTTGTTGATAAATACCATTATTCTGGAACAATAGGAAATTCAACATATAGATATGGTTGTTATTTAAATAATGAATTAATAGCTTTATGTTCATTTGGGAATATAACGAGAAATGAATCAGCAATAAGATTAAATATGAAACTTAACGAATTACTTGAACTTACAAGATTTTGTATTCATCCAAAATATCAAAAGAAGAATCTTGCAAGTTGGTTAATTAGTAGATGTATTGATGAAATTAAAAAACTTAATAAATATAAGTGTTTAATATCTTTTGCTGATACTACTTTTAATCATAATGGTACAATATATAAGGCATCAAATTGGATAAATGATGGAGTTGTTTCTCCAAGTTATTGGTATATTGATAAAGATGGATATGTGATGCACAAGAAGACATTATGGGATAATGCAAAGAAAATGTCTATGACTGAGAATGAATATTCATGTAAATATTGTTATAAGAAAATCTCTGGAAAAGAGAAAATCAGGTATGTTTATTATTTGTGAAGATAAATATAAAAGATGAAAATAAATGACAATATCAACAAGATATATACAAAGTTTAATCGTGAACGTTTGCAATCGTCATTGTTCACACGTTATCCTGGACATTATAGAGCATTAGTTGTTGAAACAAATGATCCATTAAACATGCATAGAATCCGGTTTATAATGCCGGAGCAACACAATTTTGATCTTAAGGATAAACCAGAAAGTTGTCCGTGGGCTGTTCCAGCATTTCCACATGGTGGAAAGGGTGCTGGAGCGTGGTATAGTCCATGTATTGGTGATTACGTTTGGATAGCGTTTGAAAAACAACATCCTTATGGCCCAATTTGGACAGGGCATGCTGAGCCAACAAGACGCAGATTTTATAAATTACATGCTTTATTTCATAAGTCTAATGTTTATGTTGATGAAGAAGGTAAACCTAAAGATATTGACACTATAGATTGGGAGGACACATATCTTTCAAAAGATGGTAGGCCATATTCTCAAGGTCTTACGGACAGATATGGCAACATGTTTTTGATGGAAATGACTGGTTTTTATCCTAAAGAACACGAAAAGAAAGCTTCTACTGCTGGGTCGGATGTCATAAAGAGTACTCCCCAAGAATATCGTGAACAAAAAGAGCAACCTAAAAAGAACAATCCAGATTTAAAAATGATGGCTATGGTATCAAAATATGGCCATTATTTTATGATAGGTGATCAAGGATATGATTGGAAATCAGAATTTGATGGAGATTTTGAAGCAGATCATGATAAAGAAAAGAGTAGAACTAGTAATATTAAAAAATTACTTAATGAAAATGAACCAGATAGTTCAAATAAAGATCAAAGAAGAGTTGAAATTAGAACTAGTTATGGTCATAAATTTGAATTAAGAGATGTTGGATGGTCATCTAAGAAGGGATGGGCTGCTAAAAGTGGGAAAATTGAATCACAAAGTAGACCAAATGATTTGTTTGTAGATCAAAAACGCCAATCATTAGATGATAAATTAGATGAAAGATGGATAAAGTTACGGACAAAAGGTGGGATGTTGTTGCAATTTATGGACATGGGTTTTAATCCAAAAGATGATAGTTTTATAAAACGTTCAAGAGTGGATGAGATAGGTGGTAAAGTTGATGAAGAAGAAGATAATTGGCAAGATCGTGATGCTAGGCAGATGAGATTTATTACTAGATGGGGGGTTAAATTTGTACTTGATGATCGTGGAAGTGATGAGAATCAGGCAGACACAAAAGAATCAAAACACGCTAATGGCTGGCTAATTAAAGGAAGAAGAAAAGCAAATTGGATTAATTTTTTAAATAATGCAGATAATGAAGGTTTAAAATCCAGAGTATTATCAAAAACAAGTAATGGATCTCCAGCTTATACTCCTAAACATGGTGACATAGAGACTGAACTTGGATTTGGTGTTGATGTTAATGAAAAAAATGAATTGAATAGAATGCTATTGTATACACCAATGGCTAAAGCTATTGAATTAAATGATAGATTTGGTTATGTTTTTTTAACTACTGATATGCCAAAATCAATTAGTAAACCATGGATGTATAAAAAAGAAAATGAATTTGCAACTGCTATTTGTATGGGATGTGATGACCCTGAAAGCAATACATATTCTTTAAAATTAGACAGATCTAATACATATAATGCATTATCAACACCACTTGATCAATGTTGGGAAGCAAGAGATGGATTTAACCCTTCTTTAGAAGGATTCATGGAAGCACGTGATATGGATAATCGTGCTTTAATTATGAGCAAATATTTGCAATTAGCCGCGTTGCATGATCCAACAATATTAAAGTATTTGGTTTTAGATGATAAAACTGCTTTTATATTATTACATAATTCTCAAAATAAAATTCAAATTTATTCATCAGCTGATGTTGAAATAAAATCTGCTGCTAATATTAGATTAGATTCAGCATCTGATACTACTATTAAATGTTCTAAATTCATTGTTAATGCTAGTGGTACTGAATTTGTTGTTGATGGTCAAGGATTCGGTTCTAACAATCCAATGTTTGCTCCTGAAAGTCATGCTTATCATATTGGCACCATGATAGGTCCTGGCGCTGGTCCAAATTCACCAAAGAGTGGAACTGCACCGCCAATAACTAAAGAAAAAACCCCAAACATGATACCAGCGTTTAGGAAAAATAAATCTAATGGTCCATATAATGATGTATCAGAAGAAATAATTAAGGGTGAGGAACAAATTTAATTAAATGATAATTAATTTTCCAACAGCATTGTATGAATCAGTACTACCAGGTCCTAGTGAATCTGGTAATATAACATATACTATATCAAATCAAGATCCACCAAAATCATCTAATACCTTTTTACAACTTCCTAGAAATGAAGAGATAAGAAAAACTCCACCAAGAACATATTCAAAATATGATAAACGTAAGTTTTCTAGTGATCTTATATTTAATATAACAATTCCATCATTATCAACAGAAGGTAGTGGTATAAAAAACTTTGAAATAGGTCAGTTCACTTGAATCAATAGAGTTAAGACAAGATACTAATGTTGTTGATTATAAAAAATATGGCCTTAATAAAAATGAATATGATAATATTGTTAATATTGCTGAAAAAAGAATGGATGATATAACTGATGAAATTAATAAAACTGGTACTAGATTAAATGATAATAAAGAAAATATTTCATCTAATCAATCGGATATAAACGAATCAACTAAACTATATAATAACGTTGTTTTAATTCTTGGATCTGAAAGTGATGAAGCAATTAAAATTAAAGCTAAAATTGATGAATACAATCAATATAAAACTAACTTGTTATTAGAAAGAGATAGCCTTTTAGCTAGTCTTGATTCACTTAGGTCTGATCTTTCTAAGATTCGTGAAGTGGTAAGATAATGGCTAAATTGTGGGGTACTAATTTTCCGTTTTATAAAGGTAATACTTTACTTGGTACCACTAGTAAAGTATTACCAAGACAGGAAGATTATAGATTAATAAGAAATGATTATCTTCAAGGATTAATGACTATAAAAGGTGAAAGATGGTATCTGCCAGGATTTGGTGGTGATATCCCTAGGCTACAGTTTGATCCAAATGATGTAAATAGTAGAACTTCAATAGAAGATACTATTAGGGAATATACTATTAGATATCATCCAATGATAAAATTATCAAAAATTGATATTCTTGATGATGTAAATGTTCCAAATAAGGTTAGTATTAAAATATATGGTAAGTGGGAAGTTACATCTGCTATGAGTGATCAGCTTTTAGCTAGTATAGTTATTCCAACCACGGGAGTATAAATAAATGGCTGATGTCATTAATACTTTAATTAAATTACCAGATTCTCCAGAAGAAGTTGGTGTTGTACTTCCATCTTCTGATTTAAGGCGTATTGATTTTTCAGCTTTAGAATTTGAAACAGCTAGAAGAATGGCTATTGAATATATTAAGACTTATTTTAAAGATGATTTTAATGATTTTGTTTTGAGTAATGGGACAATAATGTTTGTTGAGTTAGTGTCTGCTTTAACCGGCATATTATCAGAACGTTCTGATATAGTAGCAGATGAAGCATTTTTACCAACTGCTCAATCATCAACTGCTGTTTCTCAACATTTAGAATTAATTGGGCAAAGGTTACTAAGGGCTTCTCCTGCTGTTGCAGATATTGAATGTACAATAAATACACCTACTTCTTTTGATATTTCAATACCTTCAGGTTTAATATTTTCTTTAACTGGTCCAGATGGTGGGCCATTAACTTATGAATTGTTTAAATCACCAGGAGATTATAGTGGTGATATAGTAATACCTCGTGGAAAAAGAGGAATAATAGCATATGCTGTTGAAGGGCAATTTGGATCAGACGTGACGGTTGTTTCTGACGGATCTAATAATCAAATTGTTGAAATATTAAAAAATAATGTTTTAGATGATCCAATTCTTGTTTATATTGAAACAGGGTCAGACTCTAAAGAATGGAAAAGAATTGATTTTTTAGAAAAAGCTGATGCAAATTCTGAAGTTTTTGAAGTAGAACATTTAGACGATCGTACAAGAGTAATGTTTGGCGATAATAATAATGGTAAAGCACCAATTGATGGCCAATTAATAAGAGTTAGATATAGAACAGGTGGCGGAATAAGAGGTAGGATTGGAAGAAATATTATAAATGAAGGTAGGACCATAAGTAGTGGTCAGTCGGCAGCAACTGCAGTTACATTTAATAATTCTTCTCCTTCACGTGGTGGTTATGATAATGAGGCGCTGTCTGACGCTAAGAAACGTGCTCCAAGGGAATATTCAACTCATAATAATATTGTAACTTCTGATGATTATGTAATAGTTTCGTCAACATTTAAACATCCTGTATATGGATCTGTTTCTAAATCAGTAGCAGTCGCCAGAACTGGTATTGAATATGGTAACCCGGCTGATGGTGATACTAATCTTGATTATGTTATAAAGCAAATACGCGCTGCTCCAACAGAAGAAGATGCCAAAATTTACATGCTGGCAAATTATGTTAATAAAAATGTCATTGATATGTTTTTATTGCAGGAGGGTGATGATTTACCAGTTGTACCAAGTAATGGTCTTAAAACTGCATTAAAGAATTACATTTCACAATTAAATGTTCTTACAGATGAGCTTAGAATATATGACGGCTCATTATTACCTGTTAATATAGAATTAGTTGTAGTATTAACAAGAAATGCTGATGCTGCGACGGTAAAAGAACAAGTTTTATTTGCCATTAAAAACGTGTTTAGTATAACTAATAGAAATATGGGGCAAGAATTTAATAGAAGTGATTTAATATATGCAGTAAAGAATATTGATGGTGTTAAGTCATTAGATTTGTTTAATCCAACTGATGATTTTCCTCCACTTAGAAGGATAGTTACAAAAGATGAAAGAGCAGCAGGCATTCAAGGGGTTGGAGTTAATGAACTTATAGTGCTCGGATCACAAAATGTTCAATTTTATCTTGAACAAGGTAATATAAATATTTAACATGATAACATCAAACTGTCGTAAAACTATTAATTTAAATTTTTTACACGCTAGGATTCCACTAGTAAAAGAAAAAATTAGACCTGTAATTACATATTCTGATGTTTTTCCAGAAATAAAAAATATTTATTTTAATGTTCACGCTGAAGGATTGTTTCTTGTATTATTACACACTGTTGAAACAATGTCATGCGAACAAAAAGATTTAGATGCATTAGGAATAATGAATCAATACAATGAAGAGCAATCTGGTATAACAAGCATTAATTAATTTAATATCAAAAATAACTCATGGCTATAATTGGACCATCTGAAGGACCAGCAGTATTAAAAATTGATAGTAATCCTATTAAAGCTGAAGTGATGTCTCACTTTGGTCATCCAACTATTCGTGTTGAATTAGATGAAACACATTTTGAAATGTTATTGAGAACTGCTGGTGATTTTATGGCTGGTTATTTTCCATTTGAAGAAAAAAGAGCTTATTTTTACACTAAGCCACTGGTTGATGAATATCCACTTCCAAAAGATGCATATTGGATTAAGGATGTAAAATGGGACCCGTCAATAACAAGGGTTGGTGATATTTTTGGTGCTGAAAGTTATTTATTTAATGTGGGCAACGTGACCGGAATCCAAAATTTACTTCTTGATTATCATTTACTTCAATCATATCGCAGATTTAGCCAGAGAATGCTTGCAACTGAAGGTCATTGGGAAGTTAAGGGTGACAATTTAATAAAATTAATTCCAATACCAAGAGGTAGTTATCCGGTATTTGTTGAGTATTTTCCAGCTATTAATAATTGGCGTACACCTGTGGCAAGAGAGTTAACACGTAGGCTTATGATAGCTGAAGCTTCAATTATTCTTGGAAATATTAGAACTAAACGTGCGCTTCCATTACCTGATGGTGGAACAACCACTTTTGGTGGTGAGGCACTGTTTGCAAAAGGATATGAAGAAAGAGAAAAGGTTTATAAAGAAGCATTATTGTTAGGGGAACCACCTGGGATATATAATTATTGATTATTGGTACTAATTTTGTGTGGAGACAGAAAACTCAAATTTAATTTATGGTGATGACTATTAAGAATAAGCTTTTAGTTATTGGGAACAATGTTTTAGTTCCTGGTCACGAACCGTTATCAGAGCAAACCACTAATAATTTAACTATAGCATTGCAGGGTATTAATTCTTATCTTCCAACTGAAGTAGCACTTAAACTAATTCCTGGTTCTAGAGTAGTAAAAGATCAATTAAATTTTGGAACATATGGTAGTGGTAAGTATTTTGAATTGCCAGATGGTCCACCTCCAGATGGTTCATGTCCTAAAAAATGCATGGTTGATTGGTATAAAATATTAAGAGATGCAGCAAGAATAGCCTCTGGTACAGGTCCTTCATCTGGTGAATGTGATTCGTACGATACTAATGCTTGTGATACTAATGATTATTTTGCCGACTTAGATCCAGCAAAGAGGCCATAATGCCTAATAGCCGATTTGATTTTGATGATGAATTACAGCAAGCATACTCTTCATTGCAGAATGCGACTGATAATCGTACTGATGAACAAAAAAGTAGTAGCAAAATTGCTATTTATGACCATACTAATCCAGAAATTGCTAATATGGAAATGGAAGCATTAAATTTAGTGGAGGATTCTGGCGCTCCAACTTTGGTGTATCGTCGTACTGATGATACTGGGCAAACTGATGAAACTTATAATGAAACATCTAATCCACTTTATTTGCCACCAAATTTGATAAAGGGAATGTTTAAAACACAAAGCATGTCTTTAGTTAAAGTAAAATGGGGAATTGATGCTGATGTAAAATTCAAAATAGATTATTCACGCGCATATCTTCTTGGATTATATGGATCTAGATTAATAAGAACTGGCGATGTTATTGCTATTCCTCATAATACTCTTATACAAACACAAGCTACAGAATTTTTAGAAGGTAAAATTAATCGTCTTGATAAATTTAGGGTAGTAAATGCCCAAGATACTGGGAATTTTAATTTTAGATGGTTATATTGGTCTTGTGATGTTGAACCATTAAGTGGTGATATTGCAATAAGGCCAACCTAATGTCTGTAACATCAAATTGGAATGATGTTAGACAAGGCATCATTGATGCAATGACCATTCATTCTAAAGATTTTAAAGTAAAAGCTTTAGTCAATATTAAGAGTAAACTTGATGCAAAGGGTGTAAATTCATCTATTAATAATAATTCAGTTGAGGCGACAGCTGTATCTAGTACTGAATATAATATTGGCAAGGTTTATTTTGATGAGGTATTCAAAGATATTAATAAGCAATCATGGATTGATAGCATATGACCATACATCAATTTAATTTTAATCAAGGTCAAGAAAAATTGGATCAATTTATACCAATTACTTCTGATAATAATAATGAATCAACTAAACCACTTGGTAGCCCGGTTGGACATGATGATAGAGATGAATTATATTATAATAAAGAAGAACCCCAATTAGCTAATAATTTATTGGACGATAACATTGATGTAAATTATGTTGAAGAAATTAGAGAGCTTAACATACCGGGATTTCATTTTATAGATAGAGCTATTAAGAATTATTTTAGTGGAATAAGAATACCAGTTAATCAAGGAACTGAAAAGTATAAAATGCTTGGTGTTAAAATTTCTGGCGGAGAAGCATCAACGTTAATCATGGCTGATAAAGATATAAGAGGTGGAAGACTGGCATTACCATTAATGTCCATTACAAGAACTGGTGAAAGTCATGATGCTAAGAGATATTCTCCGGCTTATCTTCCAACTAATAGAAAATACCATAATGATGGAAGAAGAGTAGAATTAATATACAGGCCAGTGCCTTATTTGCTTGACTACTCTCTTGAAATTTGGACAGAATACAAAAGTGATGCTGAATATGCACTTTACTCAATAAATTCAAGATTTAATCCACTGGCATCTTTTTTTCTAAATGATACAACTGGTTTTTCATATGAACTTGTAATGAAGTTCATGAGTAGCTCAGACAATACCGAGTTAGAAGTTGACCATGCTACTCATGCTAAAGTTAAAAAGCTCGTCAACATTCAAGTTGAGGGGTGGCTGCCGTTACCAACTAAAATAGTTCCAACTATTCTTTCAAATCCTATTTCTGTTAAAGAAGGTGTTGGCGCAATTAGCGGCAACAATTTGACAATATCTAATGAAAATCAAATTCGATATGGTGGCGAGGCGTACTTAGTAAATAGAGACCAAGGATTTAAGGATAAAAAATGACTGACATGGCTACTCCTACTAAGAATCCTCTTTCAATTAAAGACATTCGTAGAATTAAAAGTGAAAAACGACAATTAGAAGTTGAAAAATTAAGGATTTATAATATTGCAAGATTACAAACTGTTAATATACAAATATATGGTAAAGCCTCTAAATTAGTACCATATCAACAATCAATACAAATAGCTCCTGGTCGTCATGTTGACATACCGGTTTCTAGATTGATTAATGAACAAATAACTAATTTAAGAAAAAGTGGGTTTATTCGTACAATGAAAATAGATTCAAAATTAAAAGATATCGATGATAATCAAGAAGCATTATCTAATGTTCCAGATAAGATTAAACCAAATAAAATAAAATCTAAAAATACTAAGTAAAAATCAACGATCTAACCCTGGCAATTGCTAGGGTTAGATCGTTTGTAATATTTTTCGACAAAAATATTTATGGCAAAGATACACTAACTTAATCAGACCAACCGGAGTAAATAATGGCTACTTTCCTCTCGCCTGCCGTTTTCGTAAACGAGATTGATCTCTCAGCTTTACCAGCAGGGTCGTCTGGAATAATCCCAGCTTTTCTTGGTACTGCTAAAAAAGGATTACTTAATAAAGTTTATTCAATATCAAATGCTCAGCAATTTATTGATACTTTTGGCGAACCGTTTTCTGAAAGTTTCCTTGGTTATGCGGTTTTGGCTTTTATGGAAGAGGGAAATCTGGCTTATGTAATGCGTGTTGGTGTTGAATGTGAAGCTGATCAACCAATTGAACTTTCTAGTATTTGCATTGATACATCTGGTAATCGTGAAAGTGGATGGGGCCGTATTCCACTTTTTAGTGGAATAGATTTTGGTAAGATAAACACCAGAGTTGCTGGTGATAATGGCTGGTCATTCCATGATGCTTCTACAACATTTATTGAATTTAATGATTCAGTTGTTGATCCTGGAACTGCCGGTCCAACTTCTGCTTCATTAACATTTACTGGTTCAGATTATGTTGGATCGATAGATGAAAGTTTCTTAATGTTAATAACTGGTAAGCCGACTACTACTGGTGGAGCACCAATGAATGGTGCTACTTATGTTGTAATCAGATCTTCTGATGGTGCCACAGTGGCAAATGGAATCATACAAGAAAGTGGTACGCCTGGAACTAGTGTTGATATTGTTATTACTGATGGAATAGTAATACAGGTTGTTATGGGTGCCGGTGGTCCGCAACAGACTCTTGATGTAAATGATAGCTTCAGATTTGAAGCTAAGCCAAACAATCGTAATTTTTCATTCCGTATTGATAATGAAAATTCCTCAAGTGTTAATATTTTCACAATGCCCGTTGCTACCTATACGACTGCTGCTAGTTTAGCGGTGGCTATAAATGCTATCACTGGATTTAGTTCAGAACAATATCTTGTTATTGATAACAATGATGAAAGTGCGACATTCCGTACTAAAATTGCTGGTCAAATGATTCAATTGTGGAATTATGCTGATGGTACTGCTAATCCAACAACGGTTCCTCAATATCCAGCAGAAGCATTTGCTATAGAAATAGGTCAGAGCTTGTACGCTTTTGATATTCCTCGTTCTAATTTAATTGGGACTCAAACAGGTAATTTCAACATATCAAGTTCAAACAATATTGTTACTATTGAATTAAACGATGTCAATATAACTCAGTTTACTGCTACTATTCCAGTTGCTGCTAATTTACCAGCAGCAACAGTAGCATCTGCAATTAATGCTGCTGCTACTGTTCTTGGTGATACTCTTGTTAGATCATATGCTCTTACAATTCCTGGTGGCGAACAGGTACTTGTAGTTGAAACAACTGATATTCATCGTTTTGGTACTA